TACCATTGGGTTCATTGCTGCTTGTTGTTGCATCAACATCATCTCTCCTAATTGCTCTCTAAACTCTAATTGCACTTGTTCTTGAGCCATCAGACTGATGTGCTCTAGGATATTTTTCTGTATCGCTGCCATGATCGCAGGATTATTTCTAACCATATTAGTTGACATAAAATTTAAGTGAGCTGTGATGTGTGCTCTGTGATCCTGACCTGGAAAAGCCTGAAAAGGTTTGCCAGCCAAAGCATTGATGTGTTCCATACTTGGATCCATTGGTGCGGTAGGGGCTGGTGGTGGTAAAACTGCATCTACATTTTTAACACCTATCGCTTCATACATGTTTCGATATATTTGATACATGTTATGTAGTTGTGGATTTGACGTTGCTATTTGTAATTGTGTCTGTGCTAGGGTCACTCTCTGTGACATTGAGAATATATTTGGATCTGCAACCGGCATTACATCTATTCTATCGTCAAAGTCTGCTTGTTTAATGTTCCGTGTTCCACCGACCACGTCGTATGGATAATCTGGTGGTAGATATTGTGACACCACTTTAGATAATAATTTAAATTCATCTTTCATAGCAGCGTAACATCTTTTATGGATTGCACTCATGACCCTTGAACCACGTTCCAATAACGCAACTGTTGTACCAACAGCAGCAGCTTGATTACCATCACCCACTTGCATGTCAGCAATAGCCGCGAACCTTTGACCAGCGGACACTACTACTCCTAATAAATTTAATAATGTTTGAGAAGGTTCCTTGTATGGTAGAGGGAAAAATGCATCACGTAAGTTACCACCTGGTGCATCGACATCTTTAAACTCACCTGGTTGAATAGGAGATGCTTCATCTCTAACTCTTACACCTCTTTGTTTAAATCCTGCTGGTAAATTTGATAATGTACCTGCATCCAATAATTGACGGAGTGCAGCTGTTGCAGTTCTGCTTAGTCCGCCAATCATGTGGATTAATCCAAAGCCATAAAACCCTAAACCTGGGAGAAATTTAAAATGAACGAAATATTGGATTTTATTTTTCTTTAGATCATTAGGCGCATAATTTCTTCTTATTGCTAAAACTGTTCTACTACCCTCTTCAACAGTTACAATGTATGGTAATTTAATTCCAGTTGGCTGACCATCACCATCTATATCTTCAAAACCTTCTAGGTCTAAGTTTACATGACACTCTAGTAAAGTATATATCGTTTCTTGTTTACCAGATTTTTTTGTGCCATCTAATTCTCTTTCTTTTTTCTCTACAGAGTTTTGTTCAACGCTGCTTGGTGGTGCAAGATCCACATCTACATAGAAACCATTGACTTGTTGTTTTCTTAATTCATTCTCTGACATTTTAACAACATGTATTACAGACTCTGCGTCTTCTATACTTGTTGCTGTATAAGGCACTATTAATTCATCAGCGGGTACAAACTTAGATACTACTCTACCAAGAGGCACATCATAATAAACTTTTTTAAATGTAGAACCTGCTAGTGGTAAATGAAACAACATAGAATCAAACTCGGCTTCATATTCTTTCATTTGATCCATAATTAAATAATTCATATAATCTTTAACACGTTGCGCTTGTAATTCTGTTTGTGGATTTTTAATTCCTATAATCTGTGTTCTTACAGGTCCGTCACTTGGTAATAATTCTTTATACGCTTGTGCTTGAAATTGTGTAACAGCCTCTGCCAAAACTGGATGTGTTGCACCACTTGCTCCTTGAAAAGGCTCTGTTCTATTTTCATATTTAAACCCTAATAAATCTAAACCTTGAGTATAAGATTGTTCCCAATCTTTTCTTGAAGCTTTGTAATCCATGTAATTATTAACCATATCAGAACCAATTGGTTCTAAAATATCATCAGGTAATATGTCTGCTAAATTATCAAAATGATTCTCGGTTCCCGGCACATTGATTGCACCTGGTTCAAAATCTAAAATAGCACCACCATCTTCTTCGGGTATGACTTCTATTGGTCCTTTATTATCTATTGGTTCTTGAACACTAACTTCTTCTATTTCCTCTTGCGAAGGAATGTCTAACTTTGTTCGAGTATTCGGAAGACCCTTGTCTATTTCTGCCATTTAATTTCTCCAGTTTAATTGTTTTAACTTGTTTTAATGGAATATTCAACCCTTGTGGATTAGGGCCACGTAGTGGTGGTATTGTAGTTGTAAGTTTTTTAACCATTACTCACCTAGCATTTTAGCTAGTCCACCTTTATTAAACTTGCTTTTTAATATAACTTGCATGTTTTCTAAATCTTTATCTGTTTTAAATTGAAACTTATCTCCTTCAGAGTCTCCTACCCCAATTATAAAATTAATGGCATCATCTTTGGATATAGTGTCTTTAAAAAAAGTATTTCCCTCTTGATCTACAATATCAAATTTAACTTTGCCTTTATCTATTTCTGCTCCACCAAAAAATTTATCACCCTGTAATAAACCGGTAATTCCATAATTTAAATCTCTTTTTTTTAAATCTATTCCAGGAGCCAATTGTTGTAAACCCTCTGTAACATTAACTCTTGGAAAAATTTTTATATTTGACAGACCTCCATTAGCTAAACCTAACTCTCTCATCTCCATTAATATTCTTATAATATTAGAACGTTCTGACATAGCTGCATCATAGTCATCACGAAATCTTCTATTAAATTCTTTTTTTCTCTCAGCTGTAAAATTTTTTGTATATTCGTCAGATAGATCAGACATTAATAATAATTCCTTTTTGGTTTAGCTTCCTTTTGATCAACATAGTCTTCAGGGTGATCGATCAATCCACCTTGTCTAAATCTCATGATTGCTTGAGTGGTGCTATCAACCAAGTCATCATGATCGCCATATGGAAATGCTGCACATTCTTCTATGACCTCTTCAGCAAACTTTTGCTGAGGAGCCCATATCATACCACTTTCAAACAAAGGTGCAACTGCATTTACACGTGCGTGTTTATCATTACCTTTACTTGGACTAAAGTTCACAACCGGTATATCCATCTTCCGAAGTTCGTATGTCAAAGGCAAACCACTTGCTTTTGCCTCAACAATGACTGTTTCAGGTTTCCAATACTCATATTGTTCAAGGGCTAATCTTCGTAACTCAGGGAACTCGTATCTGCCTTTGATAGCATCGAGAAGAATAAGATTAGCCCCTTCATCCTCACTAGGATACCAAATACCCCAAGTGGTGATAGCTGAATAATCTGCGGTTTCTTTTTTAAGAAACGCAGTATCATAAGATTGTATAACGTGTTGTAATTGAGGTATCTCTTCTCCCGTATATTTACGCCACCACTCACGTTTTAATATTGCACCTTCTTCTGCTGTTGGGTTTTGCATCCATTGTGCATTCCATTTAGCAACAGGTAGAGTTGCTTTTACTTTTTCTAATTCATCTAACTTCCAATACTCTGGCCATACGGGTTTAGCTATCTTTGATCCTTGATCCATGATTGCTGGAAATTCGACCACGTGCCACTGATCAGCCTTAGCCTCTGTTTGATTTTTAACAAGCATACCTGTTAGATCTTTTGTACTCCATCTAGTCATAACCAAAACTATTTTACCACCAGGCTGCAAACGTTGACGAGGTCCAGATGTATACCACTCATAGGCTGACTCTAATGCAACCTTGGACATTGCATCTTGCTCAGAGTGTGGGTCATCAATGATTAATAGATCTGCACCACGTCCAGTGATTGCACCACCAACCCCAGCTGCAAAGTATTCACCGCCTTGTGCTGTCTCCCAACGCCCTGCTGCTTTGGAATCTTCTTGAAGTGTCGTCTTGAATATTTTTGCATAGTCTTCGCTATCAATTAGGTTCTTGGCTTTACGACCAAATCGTATTGCTAGTTCACCCGTGTGCGTTGCTTGAATAATCTTGAGCTTCGGCTCACGGCCCACCATCCAAGCCGGTAGTAAGTATGAGGCAAACTCCGACTTGGTGTGTCTCGGGGGCATGTTAATAATTAGCCGATTAATCTCACCTGTAGCTAATTTATTAAATTTGTCTGCAATGTGTCTATGATGGGATCCTTCTACAAAATCAGGCCATACACATTTAACAAAACTTAAAAAATCATTCTTAGCCTTATTCTGTATCTTTTTTTCAGCGTACATAACTTTAAGCTGCAAGAATTGTTTTCTAACATCTGAGGGTAACTTACTTATGTCTACTGTATCCAAATTCATTTAAAATTTTGCAAAATTTTTTTTAGGTCACTATATCGAACGAAAACGTTTTTACCAACCCTAACAATCTAAGTCTTAGCACATGTGCGCAGTATAAGTAACTTTTTTGTAAAAAAAGGGGGGATGGGGTCTTTTATTTTTTTGTTTTTGGCTTTTGTTTAGGATCCCTTGACCAAGAACCAAGAACCAAAAACCTTAAATTATTACTAACGATAATTTATGATTATCAATACTAATTACCGATAACGTTTAATTATCGGAAAATATTTTACAAAGAATTTAAAACGTTTTTTATTTCTTCATAACCTTGAGCCAATGCCTTTGATTTAAATCCCATTTTTGAAAGTTCACGAACCATTGACCCTTCAAAAAGTTTTGGGGATCTCGAACCTTGCCCTTTAACACAGATGAAGGTGTTTTTTGAGTGTCTAATGTGGAAGGCTATTTGATGAGGAGAAAAGGAAATCTTGTTACCTCTTGCAACTTTTAATTCTAATGTGAAAAAGGTGCCATTATCATTATAAGCCAATAGATCAGCAACCCCAAGAAGGACAGAATTTTCAATTCTAATCCAACTAATTTGATTAATATTCTTTTTGATCTCGTTATAAAATTTACTTTCATTATTCATTATTATTTGAAGTAACATCTACATTCAAAGCTCTACAATTTCAAGTTGAAAACACAATATTTTGTGCCTGGAATCCGAGACCTACTATATCTAGTAATTTTAAAAAATAGTTAAATAATTTCTTGATTGCTCTCTATTATCCTATAATATCCCAAATATATAAACTTAAAAAAAAGAGAAGAAAAAATGACAATAGAAACATTAAGAAAAAAAGCGACTTGGGAGTTAAAAGCTATGATTAAAGCATTGAGTCAACCTATATCAAGTTTTTTAAATACTGATGAAGATAATGAAAGACTTGAAAATTGTAAATTAGTTTTAAAAGAAAGAAGAAAAAAATAATAAGATCGAAACCCCTCAATTGAGGGGTCTTGAGGTTAATCCTCAACTGATGAGATCAGAAACAAAAAAAGGAGAAGATAAAATGAACAAAGAAAAACTACAAAAAATCCATTCAAAAAGATTTTTGAATGATCGATTTAAGGAAGTAAATTTTGAAGGACAAAACAACCTTCAATTCTTTTTAGCCGATTATGAATTAAACGGAAAAAGAATTATTGAAGGTAAATGTTTTACAAATAAATCCTTCAATTCAAGATGGTATTACAGATTTAAAGATTTAGAACAATTTAATAAAATCTGTAATGACACAATCAAAACAAATCAAGAAAGAGAACAATCAAAACAAAAATACAAAGAAGAAAGAACAAAACCCCACACTTTAAAAGTTGGGGACATTCTTTATTGTTCTTGGGGTTATGATCAAACAAATGTTGATTTTTTCAAAGTTTCCGAAGTTATAGGAAAAAGAAAAATTAAAATTGTTGGATTGGGTACAAATGCCGAAAGTGATGGAATACACGACAAGGCAACACCTCACGAAGAGGGGGGAAACCATTGGACAAGAAAACAATATTATTGCGAGATTGACAAAAAATGGAAGACTAAAAACGTTGAATTGGTCAAGTTTGCGAATAGTGATAATTCTGTAAAAATTTCTTCTTTTGCGTGGGCGAGATTATGGGATGGAAAACCAAAATATCAAACAAATGCATATATGGGACACTAAACAGATCGAAACCCCTCAATTGAGGGGTCTTGAGGTTAATCCTCAACTGATGAGATCAGAAACTAAAAAAGGAGAAAGATAAAATGTTTGTTGATAATTTAAGAGTTGATGTAATTGCAACTTATGAAAACCACGAACAAGATCACTTTAGTTGTGGAGTGTGGAAGAGTGCAATTAAATCAGAAAAAAAACTTATTAATTACATTAAAGAACAATTAAGACACAAGGATTTAGTTAAATTGTCGTTGTGTTGGTTGTGTGATGAAAATGTAGTTAATAAATATAAAACAATTCAAGATAGTATTAAAAAGAATGCAAAATATTATTTTGAAAATGGGAAAGAAATAAAATGAAAAATAGTGTAGTTACATGGCATGGGTATAAAAATTACAATATGAATTGTAATATTGAAGACCTTAAAAAAAGGGGGTTTGAGTGTTCATCTTATCATAATGATCTTGCCCCTTCATACACAAATAAAAAAGGCAATATTCAAGTTTTTTTCATTGATCTAGATAGTGATGAAATGAAAGCCGAAAGCATGACTTATAAATTTTCAGTAATGAAACTTGATAAACATGGTGAATATAGTGAAACAATTGGAACAACTAATTCATTCGAGAAAATGCTAAAAATGGTTAAGAAAGGAGAAAGATAAAATGACGTTTGAAGAACACTTTAAAAGCCTAATTGAAGATCTTAATAATAGATTTCCTCAATTAGTCAAAAAATATAATTTATGTGTTGTCCATAGTGGGGGTGGTTGTTTTCACGTTGACTATGTTTTAAACAATAAATTATCAGTATCAATTAATCCATTTGATAAAGATGTTGAATATGATGTTCCAAAAGATAAAAAAACAAAATGTCTTTTTGGCATCTATAGTGAAGATGGAGAACAAACAAAAACTTTTATTAAACCATTTGAGGAAGGTTTGAAAAAGTTAGAAAAGATGAAAAAGGAGAAAGAATGAAAAAGTTATATTATACAAATGGAAAGTTAGGATTTGATTTTGAAGATTTTTTTATAACAGATCCTTTTACTTCAACTTGTTGTAGATTTGATGTAGATCCTATTAAAGAATATGGATTAACCAAAAAACAAGTAAAAAGGTTTAACAAAATATTTAAAAATAGAAATAGAAAGAAAGGAGGTAACTAAAATGGATAAATCAATTGATCTTAAACAAGACAAAGAAACCAAATATCTTTGTTCTTGGAATAATGGCGATATTATTCAAATTCATACAAATAAAACTTTATGGAATGAATATAAAGATACGAATTTATTTGATGATGATGAAGATATGTTGTTTGAAACTATCGGAAATGGTTTTG